TTTTATTCCATACGGGCTTTGACCACTTCCACTTACTTAATCCAAGAGTAATTGTAGCGCCAAGCCCGTAAAAAAACTTTCCGGTAAAGTCTTTAATCTTGCTGTTGGAAATAGTTTTTAACAGCCACCCCAAAAGAACAACAGCGAGACTCCCACCAACAGCAGCTAAAGGTTGTGCTACTAAAAAAGAAAAAATAGAAGAAAACATTTTAAATCCCTCCATTACTGGTTAATTCGTCTGTATCTTCATCAACGCTACAATCGCCATAATTATCATTTATGTATTTCATTATACCATTATCTCCGGTATGTTCTTTTATTATCTTTGGTGTACCAAATAAGTTTTCTATAACAAGCGTAAAAGATTTATCACCAAAAAACTCTCTCATTCTCTCCATCGCAACCGATGAACTGATAGCCGCCACCTGCTCCACTAATTCACTATGATATAAACCGGGTGCTATACAGCCCATCAATTCACTCTTAAACTTTTTGCTCCTATCGCCCGCCCAATTTGCGATATGAAATAATATGTCAGTGCGATCCCCTGTTTCTTTGAGAAGATAAACATTTCCTTTTGTTGGTGATTTATGCGGTACAACAGGATATATCCCATTTGGGATACAGGAAATAAAAGGCATGTTATGCCGCCACGGTAACTCAATGGTTGCACAGGAGAACCCCTCAGTATATAGCACTCCAAGCGTACCGTCATCGCCTGTCTTATACCTCTTTAATTCAACTATCATATCCTTGCATCCTCTAATCTTTTTATTCTATCACAGATAGCTTCGTGCCTTACTTCCGCCGTGTTTTTATCAGCTAAATAAGTTTCTCGCCATACAATATCTTTTATTATTCCGTCAATGGATTTGTTTAATGTTCGTATAGCAAGCGTATTAACGATTGTCATTATGAGCAAGACAAGTAATATCACCGGAGTTCCATATCTTACCATTAAAGCTAAACCAATAAATTCCACTTATTCCTCCTGTTTAAGATACTTGCGGTAGTTATCCAAGTCTCGTCTTAAATCATATATACGTTTCTTATCTTCTTGATTTTTCGTTAAAGGTAACAACCTTACACCTATCACCTTAGATAGAACCTTATAAAAAGTATCAGGCTTATCAGTATGCGCTGCCAGCATAGATATTTCTTTTGATAAATCAGTTCCATATCTTTTAATAGCCGGGGCGACATGCTCGATTCCATATACCAATCTTGGATCAACATTAATTTCTTTCGATCCTACCTGAATAGCTGTCATTGTTTGTCCGGGAAATTCTTTTATCTTTTCCTGATAGAAAGGATCGTAGTTTGATATGAGACTCCCCAATGCCCCTGCCGGGCCCAAACTTCCAGTGGGATTAGTGAACACTGAGTTAAGGTCAGAGTACGGTAGCCCCATAGCAATAGCCATCTTGTTGCCATCCTTATCCTGGAACTTGGTTTCCCATACGTCTTGTTCCTTCCACCAATCAGGGTTAAGTTTGCCTTCCGGTCCACCCCTCACAGCGTTCTTTAGTTTTGATATATTAAGATATTTCTTCGGGGCTTTCATAAGCATTTCAAGTTGCAACGGTATATTCTTACGTGTCCATGAATAAAAAGGCATAAGGCGTTTCATTGTTCCGCGCTCAAAATCTGTGAGTTCACCATAATCAAAATGGAACTTCTTAACCATTTTAGCTGCTTCGAGAGGTGAGTCTCCTTTTAATATTCTGTCCATGAATAACGGCGCACGGCTGATATTCTCAACGCTTGTTCCGATTGCCCTGTTTGCCTTGAACACTGATTCAACTCCGGGTATCCCTGTTTTGCCGACTTGCTGACCAACAAAAGAACCGCCTAAGATACCGTTTCTCTCCATCAGCTTTATCCAACCCGAGGCTGACTTCCCTTTTATTATTTTATTGGGAGTTTTTTTCGCAGTTCTAAACACACTAAGAGCATCCGCGTATCTTGTGGGGCTTACATCAGCAAGATAGTTCTGGAATCCGGACGACATGAAGTTACGATTGTGAAAAAACGGTGAGAGGATAGCTGTGTTTTTAAATACGTTCAGCATCTTGTCATAATACTTCCACATTGTATCCGGATTACCAAGCCGTGTTGATGCTTTTGTTATATCCTCTATTATTTCAACAGGGACTTGATATGCTTTCACCTTCGTTGAAACGCCTATTACTGTTCTATTTAATTTATCAAGAACTGATGGGTCTAATTTTCCACCCGTTTCGCCCAGTGCCGTAATTAATGATTTTATATAATTACTTAATAATTTCTTATCAACCGATGTTGTTTTCTCTATTGTTGATAATCCCCCCTCTACGCCACTTTTTAATTTTTTAACATATACTGACGCCTCACCTGTAGACATTCCCCGTGCCTCCAATGCCCCTGTTACTACAGCCTCTAATTTCTTGAGTGGACCAACAGCCTCAATTCCACCTGATTCAGTTGTTTTAACGACTGTTTTGGTTGCCATTTCTATTGCATCATCTATCTTGTCCACCATTTCGCTCGTCAATCTTCCACCGGAATCTTCAATAGATTTTAATATTTGTTCAGGTATAATATCTTGCAGATTAATTTTAAAAAACCTTAAATTTCCCGAAGGCATCCACAGAGTGTTTCCGGGACGAACTATTGGCTCACCGTCTTTTGATAATTGGAAAACCTTTTTTGTGCCGAAAGGAACTTCTTCAAAAACATCAGGGAGTTCTTTAACAAGTCTGTTTGTCATTCTTATATTGCGAATCTTATTAGCTGACGTTTCCGCTCTTCCCATCAAATTTCGAGTAACGACTTCGGCAAGGTCATCATCTTTAACGCCGATAGTTTTTAACCATCCAAGAAAATCATCGCCTGTCCTTAATACCTTCTGTCTGTCAGATGTTGTTTTCCAAAGTGCCAAACCTCTGTTATGACCTGTCGGCAAATACTCACCTATGTTTTCAGCAAATTCAGTGAGTTGTTTTGCGCTGTTAGGGAAATAATCTTCCAGTAGCCATTCTGTACCCTTCCCTGCATATTTAGACTCACGGCTACCAATATGCCTTAGTTGTGTTTTTAATGCAACAGCGACCTCAGAAACATCATCTGAGAGGGGTATGGCATCAACGTCACCATACATCACTTTGATAAAGTTCTTTATCTTGTCAGGTTCCCATGTGGCAACCTTCTCTGCTTGCGGCTCTATACCCTTCTTTAATTTATTCCGAAGGGCAGTAGCAAAATTCCCCTCGTCCCACATAATATCAAAACCTTTTTGACCCGCAATTTTGCCAGCCCCTTTTTTCCATAGATAGGAAGTATCAAAAGTCCGTCCTAATGTTCCTGCTATCTTCTCGTATGTCTTAGTATTTCTGAGCGGTTTGGTAACTGTTTTGACACCGCCCCGAACTATTTTATTGGCTTTAGAAAATGCTACTGCAGGAACGTATGTAGTGGGATCAAGACCAACGCTTAACGCAAAATCGGTTGCCATGCTTAATTTGGGATTTTCTTCGGCAAATTCCCTGTATCCTGTATGCTGTTTAAGCACGTCTGGAATAGTTTCTTTTTTGCCTTTAATGTCACCAATCCCGGAAGCTAATTCCTGCCCGGCACGTTCAATGGCTTCGCCTCCTGTTCCTCCTGAATACAGAACATCGGCTGCTCCGGCAGTGGCATACTCTCCACGCTGTATAACATCAAGCGCTCCGCTGCCCAAACTTTTCATAGTCTTAAATGTCTTTTCGGCAAGCCCAACACCACCCTGATAATCTTTAAACTCACCCAATAATCCTAATTTACCGAGTTCTTCAAGGCGGTTTTTATTAGATTTTTCTGTTCTTGACAAAAACGATGTGGGCTTATTTTTGCCGGGATAGATAGGCAGCATTAAAATGGTCTCGGGGTAAATGGTTTAGCAGCTTTTCTCGCTTCTTTGCCTGTTTCCGCTTTTCTCAATCTTTCTTGCCTTGCCGCTTCAGCTTGAGCCTTCTTTTCTCGAATGGCTCTTGTCATTTCAGTAAGATAAACTTCCGTGTATTCAAGATATGCAACTTCATCAGTAGTGGACAATAAATCCCAAGCTGGTTTTATAATACTATTTTCATCCAACTTATTCCATTCTTCAAGCCGTTGAGTCGGATCAGGAATGTTTGATATACGGATAAATTCATCATTTATCAGCCCTTTAATCTTATCAACATTCTTTGGCGGTTCTTCCCTGCTTTCCCTCTGCGTCTCTTTAAATATTTCACGGCTCCTAAAATCTTCAAATTGCCGCCCTCTTTTTATCTCACCCTGCCCTTCGGTGTAACCCCTTCCCTCTTCAAGAACTTCACGATTATAACCCCGTGTTTCTGCGGTATCGGCAGTTTTGTAAGCCCGAGATTGAGATTCATCCTGTCTTTTAAACATTAAATCTCTCGCTCTCGCAATAGCTGATATTGGCAAATTAGGGTTATTCCTAAATGTCTCCGCTAACTTTTCCCCGCCTGGAAAGTAAGCAAGTTCGTTTATCGCCTGCTCCCTTTTTTGTGTTTCTTCCAGGCTCCCCGCCTGTGTTTTTCTCTGTTGCTGTCCGAATTGAGCTAACGGTTGAAAGGTTTGTGGCGTAACAGCAGACGGTGGCAAGTTCTGCGTAAGTTCATGATTCATCATGCTCAATACTTGCCATAGCGCTTGCTGTGCCTGTTGTTCTTCCTGCTGTTTCCGATTCACATCTAACTGGTTATTATAGCTACCAGTAAAAGCCTGCGGTGACTGTCTGAATGCCGGCATTATATTACCTCGATTATGTTATTTCCTCATTGCTGATTAAATTTTTCAGATTAACATACAGGTCGTTCATTCTGCGCTGGTCCGGCTTCTCTCCGTTCGGATGCTTACTATCCCAATCGTACCAGAAGTTTTCGTATTGATGTACGGCTTCAATAAAATTCTTTACGGGTTGCAACGTATATCCATGAGACTGAATGTCTTTTGCGCTAATGTCGTTTTGGTATTTACTTTGCACCAACTCAGGCTTTATTGATAAGTCCTGATACCCTAAGAATCTGGCCATCGCATTAAATTTATCATCCTGAGACTCCTTGCGTTCCCCACCACTTAACCTCGCATAATTCTTAAACCTTTCCTCAAACGGCATATTCATTAAGTCATAATAAGAACGGTCTGTTAATTCGGCAACAGCTTGTCCGGCACCTTCTATTGTATTATATTTTTGACTGAATTTATGCCTTGATTCTGCCGACTCTTTCTTGGAATCATAGATAGTTTTTCCTATTTTGTAGCCTGCATATAAAGCGGCATAGGGGGTAATTGTAGTTATGGCAGAAATAACACCATTACGGAAACTACTATCTTTCCCATCTTTGTCTTCAGGTTGTGGAGGCCCCTCTTCATCATCCAGAGGAGCATTTCCACTTTCAAATACTTCACCATTTTTCCCAACTGAATATGTCTTGCCGTTATAGGTTATGGAGCCACCTTCGGGGAACATCCAACTGAGAATACCCAAGCTCGGCAATACGGGGCCGGACCCAAAGTTTAAATATTTTGTCCAATCAGTAATATCACCCCAATTTACATCCCATCTTTTAATTCCAGACAGGTCAACACCGGGTATGTCAACACCGGAAACGTCAATACCAAATCCTTCCAAAACCTTGAGCAAACCTGACCAATCAAAGTCGCCGCCTTCCTGATTAACCGCACCGCCTGTCTGACTGACATTCGTGGTCGGCTGTGTGGCAAACATCTTTCCTAATATATCAAATATAGGGGCATATGGGTCGCTTGTTTGGTTATATGAATTTATGCCTGACTGCATAATACCTGCGTCCTGCCCGGCTGACTGTCCAAACGCTTGTAATAGCTGTGCCGGAGTAAGCTCTTGGTTCTGCATATATGAGGCATAGTTGTATAACCCCGTATCTTGCTGACCTTGAGCGTCTTTCATCATACCCCACTCTTGGGATAAGCCCATGAAATAATCCTGCGACTCTCTGTCAGAAATACCCTGCTGATTAAGGAACATTCTCTGGTCAGTATCGCTCTGGAACCTCATCAGTTCCATGCCACGGGTAAACTCATTGTTTTGTGCAAGTTCTTCATGCCCCATCAATGACAGCATATCAGCAAAATTACCACGCTCTTGTCCGTAAAGCTGATCGTTAATGCCCATTGCCTGTTGCAATGCCATATTTTCATCAGAGGCACGTTTATTAACAGCCTGTTCCGCTAACTGCCCTGTCAGGTCTGCTAATGATAAATCCCTCTTACCATAATAATCTTGGAAAGCACTTGATGTTTGGCCTGATTGCCCACCCCAGCCGTAGGCTTCCGCCATGTCCATTAACTGCCGTGTCTGTTCGTCAACATTCATATTAAATCGGTTTATCTGGCGTTCGTATATTGCCGCTTCTTCTTCGGGTGTATAACCGTACTGTCTGTTAAGAAGCTCAACACCTCTGCTTTGTAACAACTGTGATAGTTCACTACCGGAACTCGATGGTAAAAACGGTTCCTGTGAGCCGGGGGCGACTTGACCGAGATTGTTCAATATGTCCAAAAGGTCTTGATAGTATTGGTCATATCCACCTGTTGATGGAGGTTGAACAACGGGGGGCTGATACGTTCCGGGCTCAACTGTCGGTGGCTGGTACAGTTCAGGCGCATACTCTGCTGAACCATATCCCGGAGGATTGACGGGCGGGGCCTGAGGTTGTAATGGATTAACTGGGTTTCCCCATGCTGCAGGTGTCGGCAAGTTATTATTTGGGAACTGGCTCATATCAGGACCATTACCAAACTGGTCAACAGGAGCGCGGGCAGCCCATGCACTATAATCATCGAAATTATTTAACTGGTCATATTCAGAAGCCCATCCACTAAAATCGGAAAACATATTTGGATTCTGCTGTTGTTGCTGTTGCGCCGGTGGCTGGCTATATTCCGCTGCGCCAAAACTCGGTGGCTTCTGCGGTGGCAATATGCTTTGCGCTGGCCCCACAGAGTATCCGGGGTTTATTAGTTGTGTCGGAGGCTTCTGCGGTGCATATTCTGCCGCACCGTAGTCTTTGGTATCGTAATACTTGCCATTTCTAAATACTAAAGCCATTTTATCATCACTCCTTACCCATAAAGTTTTGTATTACCCGGAGGTAGGGCAAGAGGATTTAATTGTCCCTGCATGTTTCGCTGGCCGAACCTGTTTGCTAACTGATTAAGAAGTACGTTTGTACCCCACAAACCCGTAGGACTCTGGCCACCGCCTGCTAAACGGCTGGTATTAGCCATTAAAGATGGGTCAACGCCTGTTGGCATCGGAACATTCGGCCCCACTTCGGAATATGGATTAAACCGTGCTGGGGGGTCAACAGGTAAAGGGCTGAACTGCTGTGTCGATCTCGCTTGTAGCTGCTGTCTCATACTGTCTATTGCCGGATTCTGCGTTTCTCCCTTCGAGGCATTTTGCAACAGCGTTTGCATGTAATTTGTTCTGCCCTGTGCGCCTGTTATGCCTTTACTTTCCGAACCGGTAAGAGCGTCCAATGGATTGATAACGTCCCTGTTCTGCTGTTTATCCATCATCTGTCCCAAGAGGTACAGAACGATTAATAGTGGCGATTGCCCCGCAACATTACCTGCCTGAGAAGCAAAGTCGTTAAACCCTCCTGCTGCACCGGAAGTGAAATTGTCAATTATGTTTGGCATTTTGTATCCTTTCTATTTACGCACTCCATTTTTATATACGGTACCTTCCCAATTAATTCCGTTATGTGAATAGGCAAAGTCCTTGTTTGCAAATATCCCTGATCTCTCAGCTTGGTAGTATTGGCTCCATGTCAGCACCTCTATGTCACCGGAATCCTCTTTTGTTTTGAGATAATCACTTACAATTTCAAGACTGTCCACTTCTGCGCTTGTCAAGTCATGCGCAACGATAACCTGCAATCCACCTTCATCTATTCTCTGGTCTATCATGGCTTTAACTGCTGCTGTATTTCCATCATTTGCCCACGTTGGATAGTAGGCATTAAGTTCATACCAATCGTACCCTGTACCTATGCCGCTTGGGTGGGATTGATGGTCTCGTTTCCAAGCATTTACATTGATTATATGTTTGTGGCTAATAGAATCCATGACCGCCTGTGTTATCTCCCCACCACCTCCAGCGTATGTATAATAATCTGCTCCGCGTCTCATTCCATTATTAATAAGATAGTCTCTAGTAAAGTTGATTTCGACACTTATAGAGTCCGCATCTGCCATTGCTGATAAGTCTGCATGGGTCTTTCCGTGGTTACATAAATCCCATCCATAGCTGTGTAATGTTTTAAGTTCTGACAGATCGAGATATGAACCACCTCCTATACTATAATAATTACACATCACAGTACCTTTTTGTCCATTCGCCCTCAATACTGGTTCAATTTCATCAAGAACAACTTGATAACCATCGTCAAACTGCCAGATAAATACAGTCTTACCAGTATATCCCCTGAGGTTGTCAAAGTTAATCTGTTAAACCCCACCGCCACCTTCTGTCAAGATATATTAACCATTTTACATTCTGTCCGTTATCCGTCTGCCCATCAGCTTTTATATAGAAATGTTGCGAATTGGGGTAATATAATCTATATGGTTTAGACCACTGTTCCGTTCTGCCAATAACCGATATTGTAAAGGAATCAGGGGCAGCATGATTAAACGCCATTACACCCGTACTTACAATTGACGATTCTCGATTAACATTTGTCTGAATTGCCCTGCCGGGATATATCAGGAATTTACACACCGTAGAATCAACTCCCGTAACGCTGTCAATGCCTTTTACCTGTATTGAGGTATATGGAGCGCTAACATACACGCCTGTTGAATCATCGCCTGTACCTGCTGTGTAAAGCGTATCGTACATTGCCCTGAACGATTCTCCCGGATATGCTGCTTTCCACGACCTCGCGCCTCGCATCTGCATATATTCTCTGGCAACAGACTGTAGCTCAACTTCCGGTGTTGATGTGTAAAGCGTATCAAGATTAGACACATGAACAGAGTCATTTCTTAATACCCTCAACATCAAATCATACTGCTTGAAAGGTGTTAGCCCGTTCAAGGTATCGGCTCTCTGTGTCGAAGTAGGAAGAATGTATTCAAACATCGTTGAATCCGAACCATCCACAACCGAGATTGAGTCAGGGGCGACATCGTTTGAATCGCTGAATGACACAACCAGAGATGTTGGTGTAGGCAAACTTATCTCAAAATCATACGGTGCGGTGAAAGTATTGTCGGTTCTTACCCTCACAGTAAAAGAGACAATCAATAGTACGATACAAATAAACGGTATAAATTTCTTCATCTTCTTCATCCTCACGTCAAATGGTACATTAATTAAGGTTTATATAATGGTATATTGTCTCCTTTATTCCACAGGTATCGGGGTGTTTTATTGTATAATTTATAGCTCACAAGGTTTGCGGCGGTGTACGTTATTGTCATATAGGGCGAATCATCTTCTAACTGCAAATATTCACTATCTGTAGGAGCACTGTCGCCTACATCTTCGTCTGATATAATCATTAATGTTGTATACCCAACATTATTAATGTTTGTTAATCCTGAGGCATTAAGCGTATAGGTTAAAGTATCACCACTGGATATGCCAACTGTGCTTATTGCTGTCGCTAATTGAGTTACTGAATAAACACCTGAGCTTGCCCATCCGGTAAAATCATTATACCAACCCGTAACCATATCTTCGCCATCAGCATTAAACGTACCATTTATAAGATACATATTAAAATCTGTATCTGATACATCTGCCGATGCTACATATTTTAATGTTGCACTGCTAACGACACTTCCTTGACCTAATGCGGAAGTATCAAAAGACAATACTGCCCTCCAACCATAATAATTACCAGTTAAAGTCTGCCCTACTGTCATGGCTGTTTTTCCAACAGCACCAACGGTAGCATCCCTGCCTCCTGCGTATGTAGCCTCACCAGCATATGACAGTCTACCTGTCTTATCATCTGTATCAGGGATTACCGTTGTTGTCGGGTCAACTGTCACCGGATATGACACAGGGTTTGGCATATCTAAATCGTAAGTTAATACGCCGTTATCGTATGTGACAACAACAGGTATGTCCACTCCTTTGGCATCCCATGCCACAGGTTTTGTTGTGCGGAACAGAAAATCTCCATCATCATTGGTATATATCAACTGTCCATTACTCAACTCAACATTTGCGGCAGTGGTAATTGTCCACGATAATTTAGTGGGGGCTTTATCATTATCAAGAATATAGTTCTGCTTAAATCTCGTATCGGTTTCAGTCGCCGCGATGTTAATATCTCTCAACTTGAATAACGGCGTGTAAGCGACTGAATAGTTCAAATGAGTGAAACTATAGCCTCCGGTTACTTTCTTTGTCACAGTGGCTTTAATGGGCTTGTATTTACCTGTACCCTTATCTTTATAATGCTTCGGCTTCGCATATATCTTTGTTACTCGTTTGCCGCCACCAATATCGTAAGTCTCTGAGGTTTCGGTAAGAGTCTGGCTATGGGATAGCTCACCCTGCCACCACGCAAAAAGCACGAGTATTATTATGCCCAATATTATAATAAGAAAGAAGTTAGTTAAACTTTTCAGCATTTCATTCCTTTATGGATTTGATATATATAACTTAGGGACACCAACAAAAGTAGTATCGTTCTCAGTTTGGATTATACCCTTTAAGCGAAAGCGCCCCCCAGTTATATTGGGTGTGTCAATAGCTACTGTGCGTGTTGTTCTCGCTGTTGTGCTTACCGAATCATCAGCCACATCTTCAAATTTTAACTGCCATGAAACATCAGTTGAATCATCCCATACGCTGAAAGCTGCGTAGTCTGTGCCATCGGTTGTTTCTGTCCACAGGTCTATTTCAATACTGTCAAGAACAGCTAAAGGGTTACCCAAATTGTAATTAAGGTATAGGGTAACGGTTTCAACAACACCTTCATCGTTCGCTATATACAAGCATTGGTCGTTACCTATTGATGTATCAACGCTGATCTCGATTGTCAGGCTATCGTTCTCAGCAACAGAATCAGCATAGGCTTGAGTCCAACTAAGATAAATGGTTTCCGGAAGTCTTACGTTGACCGTATCGCCTATTTCATCCTGTAAGGTATCAAGTAAGGTATCAAGCCCGGCGTTTAATAGGCTTAAATTCCCGTTGTATGTTGCTGCGGGCAAATTGTCACCAACGCTCTTGGTCGTCAAGGTAACATAACTGTAACCCCAATGACTCAACAGACAGAAAGTAATAATCAATATTAGGATTGGATATGTCTTTTTCATTTTAGTATTATTTGCCTTCCTGGGATATAGGTTGAGCCAATGGAGTATATCTTGAATGGTTCATCAGCGCTATTATTCCTCACCTTTAATCGTATCATTCTGCCTTCGCCCTTTATTTCCTCACCGGTAATAACTAAATCAGTCGAGCCGGGAGTTCCTGCAAGAACACTATTGTCAAGATAAAATTCGTCAAATACAGCGTATGACGATGATGCTGTATGCGTGACAGTATATGTGTCGATAGCAAATTCATAATAGGCATCTATTGTTAAATCATAATTGCCGTAATAGATATATTGTAGATTAACCGATTTGAATAATTTACTATAAAGAGGCTGGCCGCCATCATAAGATTTAGTTATAAAGTAAGCGTCAATCGCTGCGCCTGCATCGTTATAGCTATTATCATATTGATACCAATACCCGCTGTAGTCTGTTCCAACAAGGAGGTCAGCCCCTCCCACCTTCAATATTCCGAGTGAACTTATTTCCCAATCGAATAATCCGGAAATAGCCCAATTCCGTAAATCGTAAATGATTACCTGATTATTACCGCCCGCACTGTTTGCTTCGCAAACGAACACATACCATCGTTTCGGTTTATAATGAACACCGATTGAATACTGAAGTTTAGCCGGTGTCAAAGTCTCCCACGTTGGATCAATCTTATCTGTTATCTTTATAATTGTTAGACCACTTGTCAGCATTTTTAAACCGTCATTGTCAGCCCATATAAGTATTAACTGACCGTCCGGAGTAAGGCATTCTTGGATACTATAGGGCGAAATGCACCCATGTTTCTTACTTATTACATCAACCCTGAAAGTTCCCCTGCCACCTATCGTTGCGCCTAAAGATGGGTCAAATGCAAGATAGTGTATTGATGATTTGCACAATACAATAAGCATCGAGTTATTAACATCGCCCAATACTTTTAAACCAATAATCGGCTCCTCAAAATCTTGCCAATCGTCAGGATGAAATTCTTGCCAATCGGCCATATATCTTGACCAATATAATCGCCTTCCCTGAGAAAGAAATAACCGCCCGTGAAAAGTCTCGCAGGACGTTGGTGCTGTTGGTATGTTTGTTCCTGATAAAGTTGTTGCCGTACCTGTTCCTGTATAATAGAAGGCCGGATTTGTGCCGTTCACTCCTACCATTACATTGTTCACCATCGTAAATAAAATATTGGTATCGGCTGTCAATGTTACCGATCCCGTTATATCAACCCACGTTGAATCGCCTGACTTATAATTTATCTCTGTTCCGGCAGTTCCTATTATCTTATCGCCTGCCGTGAAATGAGCAAGATATATTCCTGTACCCTGACTCGTACCGGCTATTCTTTTATATCCAGTATATCGGGTATATCCGTTGCGCTTGACTATTCCTTTGGCATCAAGAAAACAGTTTACGCTTTCTGTTAATTCGTTATCCTCAACGCCGCCTGCACCGTCCCTTGTATTTAATCCACCTGCAAAAGACGGCATGTCGATAAACTGCAAATTAGGAATATCGGCATCGACAACAGAAACGAATAGTATTAAAATTATAAATATGAGTTTTTTCATGGTTTCCTAAAAGGGCAGGCAGGCTTTGAACCCACCAGCCCTTTTATTTCAAGGGTAAACTCTGATTTAAAAATCAGAATACGTCACAATGATATCGTACATGCTCCCCGTGTATGGGCATGTATCATCACTATCATTCATAAGTATATCGAAATACTTACTGTATGCTTTGGCTTTCTGATAGTTGACCAAATCATTAAGATAGACCATCGACGAATCGTAATCGCCCGTACCCGCTACTATTGCAGTTGCAGTCGGGTTCCATAACGTGATCGCTGCCGAAGCACTGTCAAAATTAGTTGTAGTCGGCGCAATTTGCATCTGGAAGGGGTCAAACAGTTGTATTTGACCAACCATTACTTTACGTTGCTTGTCAGCATAGAATCGCGCATAAACATCACAGCCGGTAGAATCGTTGTTTGCTGTGTTGAACGAATCGGGCGAACTTGACGAATATCCCGGCCCGATAGAAACGGTCATATTCTTATGGACGACCCATACCGATGTTGAATCTCTACCCGAGCTAATAACAGTCAACGTGTTTTGGTACGTATCTATTATCGCATCGTTGGGCCAGGTTGCAATACCCACAAGCCCAATAAGAGACAACAGAAACACTGTTATCATTTTTGTGTATATCTTATTCATAATTATCATCACCTTCCTTTATTAGAACTTACGAGGTATTGTTGCTGTTGGTTTGGCGCGTACACCACGCCCCTTTAGAGCCTTCTTTATACTGGAAAAAAAGTAATTCCCTTGTGCCTGCCACTCTTCCTTTCCGTATCGTCTCATGGCAAGCCATAAAGCTCCATCAACAATGACACTGTGGTTTTTTGGATTATAAGAAATGTCAGCCGCCGCAGTCGTGTACTCAATCTCATCCGGTAGTGCCAAATAATCATAATAGACCGTTCCTGTGTGAAGAGGGTAAATGATTAAATTATACCCATTCATGGCATACCAATAGGGGTTCCCTGTCCGGGAATGGTCGGGGTCAACTCCATCAATATATCCTTTTGACTTCAACTCAAGATTGCGATTTTCTGCCCTTACGGTCTTGTCAATTATTCTACCGAAATCAGATTGCTCAGACAGCATGTCATAACTGAAACTTCCTATAGCAGCAAGGGTGTTGTTTTGGGAAATCAACTCCGGCCAATCGCCTTCAGTAAACATATAGTCAGAAGCGATTTTATTAATGAATCTTATAATCTCGGTCTGCACTGCTGTTTTAGCCCTGTCTAAACTAACCACATTGCATACTTCGGCAACCATATCCTCGGCTGATATTCCCGCCCAACTCATTATGCTTTATCCTTTTCCACCACAGGTGGGGTTGTTTTTGATTTTGGTACGTGAACGGGAACGGCTACTCTGAAGTTCTCGAACTTGCCGATATTATTAGGTTCTTTGAGCTTCTTGTTTTTGCGTTCGGCTTTCAGTTTGTTGGCGACTTGCTGCCCTCGAATATCAGCGTTGACAACAGCCATGCCAATGTCCTCGGGCATTTCACAGACAGGATTGCGATAACCCGGTATTTTCTTAAATACGTGATTACCGATACGCTGTCTCGCACCAACAGCCTCAATCATAATGTTATCGACTGATACCATCTGTACTCTCTGCCGGTTCTGATTCATTTTTTTATCATCTCCTAACGTAATCTTATTGGTTTAATTTCTCGTTCTTTTGAAAATACATTTACATCAAATGTAATCGCACTGTCAGCATGACTATTCGTTAATCTTAATAATATATACGGGTACTTCGATTCAGCAAATAGGGTGTCGGATATAGCGTAATTCTTAGTTGTTTTAACCTGCCTTATAATAGCGGTTGTTTTAAGAATCCGGAACTTATTGGAATCAGATAACGCCGGTGAGAATCCTCCATAGATTCCCAACGTGAATTTAAGTGAATCCCCGTCTGCCAATCCATAAACACCAAAGTTTATTTCATCCTCTCTGTCGGTTACGTATAAAGGTCCTTTAATCGTAGTCTGCCCCTTTAACAGTTCAACTGATTCAACGGCCTCCCATACACCGTACTCATTAAATTGTTCGGCATGGGCAACCCCTATACACGCTAACAGTGCGATTATCATTATTGGTTTCAATCTACCAAGTTCCCCTGATAGGCGTTGCCGGTGAATATGTGGACACAATCAAGCGTCCCTGGTCGATAAGGGTTGAGTTGCCATCATCAGAAATATACCTTGCCCCGGCCATTCCGAAGATACCACCTATCGCTTCACCGATTTTGTTGTTATAGTCAAAAGTTTTCTTTTCCTCAAGATGAGGATGAACCGCTATAGCAACGGCTACAGCATTCGAGCCGAGGAATATAGCCCTGTACACATCAGACGCATTTGAATCTATCTCAACGGTACTGAGCGTCCACGCTGTGTTAAACAGAGTTTCATCTCCCGAATGGACATAATTGCTTTCGAGAATCAAACAGTTGTTCCAGTAGGCTACTGCGCCGTTAAAGATACCACCTGAGAAAATAGGATTGCTCTTAGAATCTCTTGGGATAGCAGTTGCGGCAGCGTTGAACCAGTCGGTATTAGACCGCAACTGAGCGATCTGATAAGGATGGGCTATACAGATGTAACATTCCAATCCTTTGTACCGTACTTTCGGGAAATTGTTGACTTTCATTTTTGCAACAGCACCCTCGATAGTTGACGGACTGAATTTATCAGTGTCAACATCAGTGAGTGCGGCTTCCGCGGCTTTGATATTGGTGAAATATGTTGCATCGGTTGAGGAATAAGTAATTGGATTACTCACCTCGTCGGCGGTGTACCAATATCTCGCTGGGATACTGGTGTTTGAATTGAGGTTCAAACCGCCAGTTGCGGTTGCGGGCAGAAGATGCGGAGAATAATTGTAATACATGGCATAAAACATTGATATTTCAAAATACTTCGCATACCACAACGAAAGGGCTTTCTTGCTTCTTTCGTGCAGGCCGTAATTATCCCGCTGCCGTGTCATTGCACCGTCATCAGTTACAGCGTTACGCCACTGATTGACGTACACCGCCTGATCGTAAAACAGGAGTCGTTCTTCGCTTGCTTCCAGGGTTACATCACCAATTTTACCAACCCCTGTAAGATTGCCCTGCATTCCGATCTTGATTGTGTCGCCTGCCTCTTTCATCAACTGCGATTTGCGGACGAACGGCAACATATCGCCCTCTGTTCCCATTAGCGGAGACAGTATCATCTCATTTTCAAAATATGTCGCTAATGACTTTTCAATAATCTCTGGTACGAGTTCCCGATAAGTCGCTGCTCCGGGGACTCCCCAACTTGTATCAGTCATTAAACTTCACCTTCCCTTCATCATCAATTCATCAAGAACAAACCGCTAACGCTCTTTTGCCGCCCGAGCAAGAATGACCTTGTATGCAGCATTAAACTCCGGAGAGTTCGGTATAAGCGAACTTATGTACGTTTTAAGTTGGCCTAAATCCATTGCGTTAGGATCGGTTCCTATTGTTTTTTGGTTTGTGTTTCGAGGTGCGGCGTTAGACGCTCGTTTGGGCTGATTTGAAACAGCTATCAGCTTTTTGCGTTCGGCTTCGGCCCCCCTCTTTTCAGCTTCTTGGATCAGTGATTCTTGGCTAATAATTTTATGCACCATGCTCAGTGGATCAGTGGCAAAGTTTCTCTGGAAATCAAGAACAGCTTTGTTCACATCTTCCGGAGCCATTCCACTTGCGACAAGTCTTTGCGTACCTTCGGCTACTTTAGCATTAAAATCGTTCTGCTGTTGAATAGTACGATTACGCTGAGTAGTCTGTATGCCTCTTTGAATCATTTCAGTCATCGCTTTTTGCGCGGCTGTGGCAGCCCTCTTGTCAACAGACTTCGGGTCGGTAAAATCATATTCTTCTTCTACTACCGGAGCCTGTGGAGGTTGATAAACTGGCATTTGATTCTGGTACGGATTAGGTGGAATATGTTGTACGGGAGGAACCTGCACTACAGGGTTCCTGAATCCGGACAATTCCACTCCTTGTTCGCTGATCTTTTTCTGAGCATCGACAACACGTTTTTTCTCTCTTGCGGCAACAGCCTTCCAAAATCCAATAGGGTCGGCATTCTCATCCGGCATAGCCTCTGATTCTTCCACCGGAGCATTATCGTCAGCAGGTGTTTCTTCTGCCGGTGTCTCTTTGGCCGGAGTATCTTCGACTTGGGGAGTGGAATACTTTTTGGTGACAACATCAGGAGTTTCATTGCCAATATCTCTGCCATTACTTTGACTTTTAAAATAGTCTTTCATGACCTTATTGCGCTCTGATTCCGACATATCATCAACAATACGAGAAGTTTGTTCGTGTATATCAACTTCTTGTTCATCAATAGTTGGACCTTGTTCCGTTTCAACTACCGCGCCCTCTTCTGGCTCAACTGCTACTGCGTTTTCTTCTAACATCTGTTCCTCCAACCCGGGTCATTCTAACAGGAATCCTTTTTTAAGGGCTGTCAATAAATGAGAGTCCGAATATTAGGTTATATAAAAAGTTATATTGGGGCTGAAAATATCAGGAATCCCAATAGTGAAATAAAGCCTGCAAAAACCCCAATAACTGACAGCGTTATGCCCCATCGAGGTATGCCCTCAAACTCATCTTTAATGTCTTGCACTGTATCGCTAAATAATTTCATAATTTACGCCTGTAATGCTTGAGGTGGTCGCCGCACACCTCTCGCTGGTCTTGGTGTGCCTGCACTGCTGCCGCCCTGTGGAGGGCGTTGCTGACCCATCTGTTGCTGTTGAGACTCGAACGCCTGCATCGCTTCAAATTCTTTCTGTATATCATTGGCGAACGAGAACCCGTAAGACTTCAAAATAAACTTAGTTAATATTGTCTGGTACTGTGGCGGCAATCCACGCATAAGTTCAATCATCTGGAACTTCTCGCGCTCACGCTCTGTCTTTGACCTGCCATCATGTTCGAGTACAAAGTCATACTGCCCTATAGAAAGATCATTCGCTATCTTTCCAAACGCAGCTTTGTTAATAACAAGTTCTTCGTTTGTGATATTCGGAGCTTCGTTTATTCCGGTTATACGGACAAACCTTTCTTCGGTATAATAGTTCTGTATCCACCATACCATAGCTTTCGACTCAAGATATTTTGATTCATCAAAGTTATCAAGAATACCCGCAAGTTGCGTGGCCGCCTGATTTGTCTCATGTCGTTTTGCGCTGCCTGACATAACCTTTTGGTTCATGCCGCCGATAGCGTCTTTTGCACCTGACGTTATCTTTGCCGCAGCATCCTCCCTATCTTCCATTGCCAGGAACGGAGAGATCAATCCCATATCAGCATGGCTGAAAGGTCTTACCTTGTCAATATATCCATCCTCGACCTCAAGATTAAATCCGTTTTGAACTATCTTCTCTGAGATGTTTTCTTTATCCTCTTCTTTAATTGCGCCTTCCTCATAAATAAAACCTATCTGCGCTATTGATGAAAGGATATGTATAGCTGAAGCGTGGCGGTAATTTCTTTCTTCCTGTGGGCTGAACACGTTTTCCACTACACCCATGTATCTGCCATCGTCCCAATACGGGAAGAAGAAATTAAATAGCTGATTAAATTCTATTGCGCCGGTGCTGCCATCCTCTATTTCAATACCATCGGGTCCCATTGTTGTCAGGTGAATATGGGGCATCTGTCTTTTAACAATATTATCACCCATAATATCTTGTATTTCTTTGTCAAACCCTTCAATGTCAGTGTAATCATCTGTTACGGGATCATAAACAAAATCTTTTTCTTCCCATATTTTCTCATAACATTCGATTATCCGATACTGATTATTTTCAAGATCATACCCTCTGTCTATTACATTGCCGGGTTTACTTAGATTGCCATAATCGTTAGACTCGCCCTCCCAGTTCGCCGGAGCTTGGTGCGTTCTGATACTTTCCCTTAGTACCATCCCACCACCTTTTATTTGGTCTGCAGTCTTTTTCCCGTATATACGTTTTATTTCTTCATAGACAAGATATATAACACGATGGATTTTTCTTGTATCTGATTGGTCATATTGCCGGGTATTTGGGTCAAGATAGAAATCATCAGACGGTTTATAGTGTATCTTTAAATTGCCTTTCAAATCATCTTCTGTATCAAACCATAGTTCCTTAACACCGATACCAGTAATAATGCCTTTGTAGAACTGGCGTTTATCCTGGTCGTGTATTCGGTTAAGATTCTCGATTTGTTTTTTTACAGCAGTTATTATCTCGGCAATTTCACTGTCAGCGTATTCATCAACCGGAACAGCGACCAGGTCAGTTCTGTTTTGTAAAAAATGGCCTAAGATAATATCCACAGCCGGAAGTATGATATTATTAACCACAGGAGCGCGATGCTGTGCTGTTAACTGCGCTTTCTCCTGATCCGTCCACTGATTACCCCTGAGATATTCACCGGCTTTTTTAGCTATATCGTCCCACACTTTTTCCCGGTGTGTTTTAGCCTCAAGATAACCCTGATATTTTTCGCTTTCTACCGACATATTACGCTACTTTCCAATTAAAACCTTCGTTTTTGGTAAGTCTGTTTTTATACCCACCTACATATCTTGATTTAGCCTTTTTTACTCGTTTCGGTTTTACCATGTCTCTTTGCATGTGCGCCAAAATATCAATTATATCCATCGTCTTACCCATAGGAAACCGGTTGAACTCTATCTCTATCTCAGAATGGTTCTGTGAGTGTGTCCAGATAAGCCCACGTTCCCACGGAAGTTGTAATGTGCGTATATGGTCGATTTTATCTTCCGTGCGTTTACGCTTAAACTCCTGAAACCTTGATATTGGTATCTTGCGTTTTTTCAGTTCTTTTATTATTGGATCGACGAGATGCACATCACCGCCTTCTGTCTCAAGACCGTATTTCAAAAGCCCGTAGTTGTTATACCAGTGTTCGACTTCATCACAATAGGTTGGCACAATCTTACCTGACGACCATTTGCCAATTATATATTTCAATACGAACATGCGCCCAATGGTATCTACCCCAATAATAAGAATGACAGTATTTGATTTAGCGGTTTTTTTACTGCTCCTGTTAGGGTCGCACCCAAGAAATATATTGAGGCTACGATACCATTTGTCTAATAGCTTTTCATAATTAACAGGTGGGGAATCGACAAAATCACCCTTCCTCAACACATCACCATCCCACTGTTTCCGAAACCCCACCTTAAACTCTTGCGTTTCTTTGTTAATAGGGTCGTTCATCATCTCGCATGAAAATGAATACGGTGTTACGTTGGCCTTGTCCCTTAACACTTTAGCTATTACTTCCTCATCGTTCCATATCCATTCACCATTCTCTATGACCGCTCTTTTATATATCTTAGCGTTTAAATCCGCAATCATGTACCCATAAAGATCGTCGTCCTTTTTCCGTGTCCCAATAGTAACCATATACCCACCGGGATTAAGCAGGTAGTTACTGCTATCAAAATTATCAATAATCGTCTGTGTTGTTTCGTCTGATTTAGCGTTCTTTTCAGCCATTAGATCATCGTTAATAATTAAGTCGCAATGAAGCCCTGTGGCGTTTGACGCTGCTCCGGCAACCTTTATAGAGGGGTCTTTGACAATAATGGTTCGCTCAACCTTTATTGCTCCGGTATTCCACATATCATATTTCTTTGTCTGAGTGTCAGCGCGCTTTGGTTTTAAATCGGGGAAAACAAACTGCAATCGTTTGTTCTGAAGTATATGGTCTTTTATTTCACTAAGATAACTTGAGGCAATATCATCAGTAGCAGCTTTTATTAATATTCTGCTATTAGGGTTTTTGCCTAATTCCCATAATGATTTGCAGATTGTGCCTATTTTAGTTTTGAGATGGTATCGGGGAATAACAAGTAGTTCGTCTTTCTGGTATTGCAATATCCAGCAGATTTCACCATGCAGGTTAACATCGAGTTTATTAAAAAATATTGGGTCTCTAATGATTTCATCGCAGAAAAAATAAAAATCATTCACAGCAAGGAATCTCACACGCTCAACAAAAGCGTGGTATTCTTCCGGACTGTGTTCAGGTGCATACGCCCACCAATCTTGATCCGGCCATTTCCAGGGATACCATTCCCTGTCCTTAACCGGACCAAAGCCTGCGAGTAATTCGTTGTCTGTTACCACACTTCCCATCATCATCCACACGCGGTTACTATTACGTTTGAAACGCTGAACCTAATTCCTTTGCATCGTGACCACTGGGTAATTTCGCCCTGTCCTGCGGACCTCGTATTATTTTCTTCTTAACAGGGTTTAGTTCTCTAAACAAAAACTTCGCTATATCTTGTTTGGCTTTTTTATCCTCGCCGTGTAATATGCCGCTTAATATTGCCCGGGATTCGGTGAACAGTTTTATATCGTTGGCCTCATAGTCAGTCAGATTAATTCCAAACTGATCTCTGAGCAGTATCGTATGTCTTTTTATTGCTTCTGTTATTCCGGTAAAAGAATAGCCAAACTTTTCCCTGATCTCCTCATTGGTGCATTTGGCGAAATATCTTAGGTTCCATATCTTTTCATCTTCCTGCTGTGTGAACGGCGCTCCCATATATGGCCTTTCCCATCAATATAAACCCTATTGCAATATAAATATCGGCTAAATTGAATATTGGTGATTTAAAAAACCTGATATAATCCACAACATAGCCGAACACCATTCCGTCAAGCATATTACATACTACTCCGGCAATAAAAAAAGGAACGAACAAAGGTATCTTTTTGACGTTCCATAAAAGTTTGTATATTATTATTAAACTGATTATAACCATTCCGATAATTACTATCTCTGTCGCAAGCGCTGAACGGTTCTTAAAGTACATCAGCGTGAACCAATCGCCCATAGTGTAGATTTCTTGGTCAAACCCGAAAAGAAACCGTATGAGGTTTCTAACAACTTGGTCAACCAGTATCAGGCTTATCAGCAGCTTCTTCATCATCATCCCTTTTTATGGTTTTTATTCTTATAACACATTACAAGTTAAAAGTCAAGTTCTTTTCTTGTCAGGTGCGCTGTATTTATCTTTAAAAACCAGCTTTCTCATGTCCTCAAGATGTATCTCGGTAGCTGTCAGCACACCTTCTGTCCTGGATTCTTTGTCAGGACGTATCCCGCGCCCAAGAAAAGCATCAAGAAGTAGTTGTGCGTGTGGGGAACGGATAGTAAAAAAGGGCAATACGTTGCGTTCTTCAGCAGGATAGGCGTTGACCTCTTTTGTGTCACTCATACTTCCGTTTTGATAAAATACTCTTTTGTCTTCACTTATAGCGTCAAACAGATACACTTTGATCGCACCCTTATAATCCGGACCATCTAAGAACACCTCTAACACGTTATCCTCCTTATCTTAAAGTGCAGGCAAGCTGAGTGAAGTAATCTAACAGGGGAGTAAAGATTAGGCCAGGTGGCCTTTCAGAAGCGTTGCCTGCACCAATTATCTATTCGCAGTGTTCATGGATGCTGTCCTCGTCAAACAGAACTTTGCAGATAAGCCCAACCTTTCTCTTAATGTCTCTCACAACCCGTTTAAACCGCATGTATGGCGTTTGTTTAGGGCATTTAAGAGGCTCAAAAAGAAGATCTCTCAAAGAATTATATTCGGATAGTGTCTTAGATTCAGGAAAAATAATATTCCCATTGGTGTTAATTTTTATCAGATCGCCGTCTATGTTATCATTTTTCTGTTTCATTTGAACTCCCTCCGCTAAACTCTTGTCTATAGCATACATCACATATCACAGCTTGTCAAGCGATTTTTTTTGGTGGGATTTTTTTAAGTGTGGCGTGGAAGAGGTATATATGATAGCAGAGAAGACCGGCAGGATCAAGGGTCCCCCTATCCAATATCCTTAGCTATCTTGACTTCATATAGGTGAACAGGATCACACAAAAACAAACAGGCGTTATTAATTATTTAATAGTCACAATATATACTATAATGTCAAGTTTCTGATAACAATACACTTATGGATATGGACCTGATCATTAGTATTGCGCATAAGGGATATTATGTAAACATGCACATATTATAGGGAAACGTGCTACTGGTAAATGATGCAATTTGCAACACACCCAAGCATTATCGTGATAGCGTAATAACGTTGTCTGACAACCTGTGTTTAAATACAAATAATAACCAAATAACCATTATTGGCATGCTTTATGCTTTTTTTAAAGACTATAGTAATAGATAGTATAAGATACTAAGCTTTTAAAAGACAGTATAAGACTATATATAAGATAGAATACATATTATCATTAACAATAGAATAAAGTTCATTACAATCTATTTAAACCTCTTTCCCGCCGATCCTGTGAATAACAATCAATACTCAATAAAATACTTTGGGTGAAATAACCAATATATAGGGGTGTTTACAAACTATCTTCATCTTTAAGCAAAATAACGCTTGACAGATATTAATAATCAATATATATTTGCTTTATAACAATCAAACAACTAACAGGGAGGTTTTCAAATGTACTACTATTACAAACTTCGAGACAACAACGGTCACGGTGATACTTACTATTGCCAGGCAAGAGATATAAACGAAGCAAGAGATACATTCGGACTAAATCCCTTTTATGAGAGCAAGGCAACGGGTTACAGGATTAGTAAGAAGAAATATGATGCAGCAAGAGCAGGATATGGTATTCATATTAGGTAATTTCAAACGGGAGGTTTTCATGAAAACAATGAAAGCAGTCTTGAAGTATCACAAGCGCATACTGGCAAGAACGGATAATCAAAAAGCTATAACAGTATCAAGCATCAAAGTCGATAGTGGTGAGAGTGAATCTTTTAAGCATGCACTACAAGACTTAGTTATATCTGGAATGGTATGTTATACAGCACTGAATCCCGATTTAATGATTAGGCGGATAGCATAACCTGTCTATAACGCATTATAATTGTCATAGGCATAGTAGAGTATGAGTAAAAACAACTAACAAGGAGAGTAAGATGAATGAGCGCGCTCCAGAAACAGCAGAAGAAATGAAAGGGAAAGTAATAGCTTGGTATGACGCTGGTTTAATCACATTATGGGAATATAACAAGTTTATGACGGCCTATATGCTATCACAGCATCATTCTAAGTGATTATAATCACACAAGGCATAGTAAGTGTCGTAAATAAATTAAAATCAGTGTGGAGCAGCGGATATCTTTTTAACCTAAAATAAGGAGTAGTATAATGGAAACTTATGCATTTGAAACAAAAGACGGCAGCCGGTTTGATGTGAAAGCAACTTCGGTAAACGCTGCTCATAACAAGATTAAATCTATACCGTACTTACTAAGCATAATAACTGGTTATTATTATATGTATGATGCGGATGGTCTCCATGCCGTTTATGAAGGATGGGCAGGCAAGGTATAACAACTATTAGATACACTATAGACTTTATTAACCAAAAGAAAGAATATATAAGAAAGAAAAGGTAAACTTAAACGGAGGTTTTCAAATGAAAACAATCAAAAAGATCAAAGTATCTGATATGACAAGTAATAAATCTTATTCTGCTATCCCAAATCAATTCACAATCAGAACACCAGAAGGCTATTACTTTCAAAGCTACGATACTTTGATTGCTTTTCAGGACAGCAAAACACGCATAACTTATCTTGACAAGGATAATTGGGATTATTCAGTGACTACTGGTAAATATCGCAATCAGTTTTTAGGCGAGGGAATACAGGAAACAAGGCAGAAAATCAAATCCGGCGAGTACAAGCTGGTTGATCTGAATTAGTCGAAACCGCCTCCGGGCGGTCTACTGGATATACCAGTACCGAAGAGACTTAAACTAACAAGGAGAAATACAATGAAACATGCTAAAACACCTTGGAGAACATCTGGGGCGGCAAACGGCTTTCAATCGTTAATATACAGCGAGCCCGATCAGTCCGGCAAGACTATCGCCGTAGTTTACACCAGTCAGGCGGACGCTGAGTTTATAGTCAAGGCGGTAAACTCATATGAGAAATTACAAGAGGAAATAGACAAATTACAATGTGATGTGGGATCATTGCACATGAAATATTCACCCGAACAGATGAAGGTAGCTCGACAACAATTTCAGCTGGACGACAGTATTGATATACCGAAAAATGAGAGGAAAACAGTTCCGAAATGGATGATTTTGGACTGGATTTACGCTATTGGCGGCTATGATGCGCTGATAGAAAATATGACAAAAGATAACCATTAAGAACCGGAGGTTTTCAAATGAACGATCTTGCTTGTGATAGAAATGGCTGCACAAATATCATGTGTGATAGATATTCTAATCTTTATGGTTGTATCTGTAATGAGTGTTTTGAGGAAATGGTAGTTTTTATAGCGGATGGTGGATCAGACATTGAGGATTTTATGGAATCAGAAAAAAAAGACATTCCACCAAAAGGTCATATTGAATTAGCGAGAAATATGTTAAGTGATGAATTTAGAATGTAGTTAATAACCAAATAAATAACAGGAGGCTTTCAAATGATTAATATTTACAGAAAAGACCATAAAACCATAATCAACAGAAACAATAATACAACTTTTACCTTTGATGATACTCTTGAATCAGGTTATTATAATATTGATTATCGCGCATTGTATAACAGGACGAACGTTTCACGTCATGTATTTAACTTTGATCATGCTGGAGTAGCATATTATAACGTTATTTAATATGTTCCCGAAATCTGTTTCGGTGACTTAAACAGGGAGGATCAAAAATGTTAGTAAACAAGCGTATTAATTCTTTGGGTACATTTGTTAGTACAGATAATGACCGCGAATCATTACACAATGTATGTGTCACAAAAAAAGAGGTGGTGGTGACTGACGGCCATATTCTTATTACAATGCCGGTAAGTGATATGTTTAATTGTTGTAAAATCAAGGGGGGGGTAAAATGGATTTTTCAAATTTATTAGCATCATGGATTGACCACAAAGGTATTACACAAAAAGAACTAGCAGAAAAAATGGGTGTGACAAAATCATGTGTTTCACAATATGTTAGAGGCCGAAGGAAAAAACTCGGTCCTGAAATCCGAAAGAAATTTGCTAAGGGATTTGATTTATCCATTGATAATTTTATGAAAGGCCCATACAAAAAAAACCCAGACGTCCGAAGAAGCCTGGGGCCTGATAGGCAATTCCACCAGGGATGTACGTCTAACATATATATTATTGTTTGGCTTGTCAAGTAAAATATTGCTTAAAGATTGAAAGACGAGTAGAAAAGCAGGCCAGTATATTTTGGATATTTATACCAATAGAGGGATAATTCCGAAATTATATACGGCGGTTACGGAATGGAAGTCTCGAAGATATGCGTCGGAATACATCAGAGCGCTGAAGCCGGCGGTAAAGTTATTGATCTTGATACATTATAGGAATAGGTTCCAAATTTTTTCCTAAAACCAGGAGGTAATTTCAAATGATTAATGACAAAGCAATAAAATGGATCATGGTAGTTGCTACATTATACATGTGGGTCCACTGTATGGTTTATTTTGCAAGGTAATAACGGAGTAATTTCAAGTGGAGGTATTTCAAATGACAACACATCCTAAACGGATCAGAAAACCAGCTGAATGCGGCCGCTGTCAAAAAACGATGGTAGGACCGACAGGCAAAAAGCTGATGGTATATGCAGAGAACAAGGCAATCTATTTATGCCCTGAATGTATGAAAATCTTGCCTTGCAGAGGGAGGGGAAGCCATGTGTGACGCTGAATATTGGTTAAATTTTAAAACCGATGGGGGATTGGTAGAAAGAGGGAAACCCCTAATTTCAGAAACGGGTATTGCAAAGAATAAAAAAGTAATAAATCTATCAGAAGCAGAAGAGGATGAGGTATTGAATGGCGGGTTTGTTTTTATAAAAGCTGATTACGTCCGCTCGAACAGCTCCCTTTATAAACGAGTGACATACGATAACAGATGTGCGGGCTTTCAATACAGAAACGCAACAACAGGGGAAATGTTATTGTTGGATTAAGCAAAATATAATATTGCTTCTTGACAAATGCAGAGAACGAGCTATATTTAAAGCAAACGAATAACCGGGGAGATAATACATATGAAAAAAGAAGATGAAATACTGGCACGGCTTGAAGACCTTGAGCGTGAACTTGAACGTCAGAAGGCTGTTGTAGCAGTCTTTCCGAGTCCTGAAGAACTTGCCATAAAAGTCGTGGATAAGATCAAGACTCCTATCAAAAATTACGTTGATAGCCAGCTTATTAAGTATAGTGGCACACCAAAAATATTAAACCCACACACGCGGAAACCATTTGGAGGTAATTGATATGACAAAAGGATGTTGGTTGACCAAAGATGAGAGGACAGCCATCTTGAAAGCGTGTCAGAAAGAGAACTGCACCAGGGGAGAGCTTGCCCGGAAGATGGGCATAACATATTTTCAATTGTACAATGCCTTGAACGAGAGAACAAGGTGTGGATTAAAACCCTACGCTAAAATCGTTGATTACCTGGAGATGAACAATGGATAAATACGGACTGACTGTTTCTGAGGTTTTAGGTGACAGAATAATCGTGGTAACGAAAAACGTGGTAAAGATGGAGAAAATCAGCTTTGCCACTGAGCCACTGATAAAAAACAAGCGCACGTTCGCTGTTATGATCGAGGATGATAAAAAAGCGCCGTTTTATATCGCCCGAAGAGTTGAAGTGGGCGAACAGTTCAGGGATATGGATAAGCGAACACTGAGAGCGATTACATCAACTATTCCGGGGCGTATATTACTACTCTGGATTAACGGTCACAAGGTTTAGCAATGGAAATGGAAACACTGTGGTGGCTTATGGGTATTTTGGCAGATGTCCTTACACAACTGGGAGGATAATAACATCATGAAAAAAATGGCATTAAAGGTGAAACACTGGATGAACGGTCTCAATAAAGATAGGTGCATTGCTTGCTTGCTCTGTGTAAGTTTATTAATGGCATGTGGATGTGTGTCTTTGTTACTTCTGATTGTATGGATATTAGCAGAGGTAATCCCACTGACTTATTCATTGTTGATAATAATCGCATTAATTCTGTTAGGTTTTACTTATGAGATTTATAAAAAAATATCATAAAGAAAGGGTGGACAATCAATGATAACTGAAGAACAGCGAAAACAGCGAAAGAATTTCATCGGGGCGTCAGACATAGCGGCACTGTTCACCGATGATGAAGGTAAAAGCCTAAATCCGTTTGCTACTGCTCTCGATGTATGGGCTTTGAAGGTGTACGATCAGGAACCGGATAGCCAGAAAGAGTCAAAGGCTATTTCAATCGGACATCGTTACGAGTCAGCACTTATCGAGTTTGCCGAGGGTGAACTTGGGTGCAAAATAGGAACACATCCCGAATCTATGAGATTTGTGGACAAGAAACATCTTGACAAAAATGGCAACCCGGTTTTTGCCTGCAATTTGGATGGGCTTACTGTATATGACGGTGTAACAAATGAAATTGTCGAGGCTAAAACAACAGGGCTGACAGGTGAATGGGGTGAACCGGGAACAGATGATGTGCCGTTCAGGGTACTTTTGCAAGTTCAACATCAAATGCTCTGTACGGGCTTATTGAAGGCTCACATAGCGGTACTGCTCGGCAAGTGGGGGCTTGAAGAACACATGTACGTTGTTGAACGCAACGAGGACATTATCACCGCAATTGTCGAGCGTGGTTTACAGTTCTGGAACGAGCATGTGCTGACCAAGATACCACCACCGGATAGTGAACCTGGTAACATTGAATTATTTAAGCGGATCATAAGAGTGCCGGAGAAGTTCGCTGAAGTTGATAATTCCTTGATTGGAGAATGGGAAACGAGAAAAACAGAGAGACTTTACTCTGAGAAATTAGAGAAAATAGCGTTTGCCGAGCTTCTTCTCGAACTTGGTGACGCCGAAGGCGTGAACATGGACGATGGCAGAACACTCACCTATTTCAAACAGGAAAGGAATGGTATAGACTCGAAACTTTTGAAAGCAGATTATCCCGAAGTTCACAAAGCAGTTCAAAAAACATCAGTATTTCGTGTAGCTCGCATAAAGAAAGGAAAATAATCATGTCAGAAGAAGTAGTTGTTAAACAACCTGACTCAATCGCAGTCCAAGGCAGAGGACTACACCTCAACTCACTCGACCAAATGTGGCGGTTTGCAGGCTATGTCGCCACAGCCAAGTTAGCACCAAAAGGCATGGAAGATCAGACAGCCGTTGTTGTTGCCCTTGAAATGGGCGCTGAACTTGGATTGCCACCAATGCAGTCAATACAGAATATCGCTGTAATAAATAACAGGCCGTGCGTGTGGGGCGATGCTGTGCCGGGACTGGTCGAAGCATCGGGACTTCAAGAGTATGGCTATCCAACAAAAATCGGGAACATGAGTTCTGACGGCAAACATCCAAACGATTTCGGGTTTACCTACACCACAAAACGCAAAGGCAGAGATGAATACACTTATACTTTTACTGTTGCAAACGCAAAAAAAGCCTCACTATGGGGAAAGGCGGGGCCGTGGACGTTCTATCCTGAACGCATGTTGCTTAACCGTGCCCGGACTTTCTGTCTTAGGGATGTTTACCCTGACGTGTTGCGTGGCATAGTCACTGTTGACGAGGCCAAGAACATAGTTGATGCTGACTTTGATGTTGTCGAAGATGAAAAACCACGCACAGAAAAACTTGCTGAACTGATTGGCAAAAAAGAATCTGTTGTTGAAAAAGAGGTCGAGCCTGCCGAAGCAAAAGCTGTCGAACCTCCACCGGATCCCAAACCCAAGAAAACCAAACCCAAAGCTGAAAAGAAAGACCCTGGCGGTGAATTGGCTACCGCCCATCAGTCCGCATCAATAATGAATATATGCTATACGAAGTTCGGGCTGAATGAAGAGAATGCCCTGAAACTCGCAGGTGACATTCTCAAGAAAAAGGTTGGCAAGCAAGATGAGCTAACCCGAAATGATATTTTAGACCTGTCACAGAACTTTCAGCATCCAGACGTTGTCTATGCTCACATGAAAGGACTCGGGTTCCCCATTCCTGATGCAAAAGAAGAAGCGTTGACCGATGATCTGTTTAAACCATAACTAATTAATCGAGTAGGATTACCCTATAAAACGAGGTGTAAACAATGGAACATAACGAAGCAGTATGTACCCCAGAAAAAGAATCGCCCATGAACAATGGCAGATTCTCTGAGATTGAGAACTCTTTACATGATTTACAAGAAAGCCTAAAAGGTATCGCGGGCAGGCTTGACAAAAAGGTAACGCATTTAGTTGGTGCTACTCCAATTGAGACTAATAAATCTCCTGAAGCACAAGGCGGTAAAATCACAGGATCTTTTACAGGAAGCTGTATGGCCTCCCTCAATAAGTGCCATTCTGTTCTCAACGTCATAACAGGTTTAGTTGATGCAATGTAACTAATCGGGTGCGCTGTGGCACGGCAGTAAAACGCAGGGGAAAGTAATAAACCGTGATAAAATGAACTAATCCTGCCAGCGCACTCAAAAGGAGGAACCAAATGTGTCAGACGATCTCAGGGATAGCGGTAAAATCAGGTGATACCGTTAAGGTTTACACATCATCAAAAAGTGATAGCCACACAGATATAAGAGAAGAGTTTCATATCAGGGACGACAACTCACCGATTGCCAACAACCAAACGCCGGTTGAATTAATACCCAAAACCAGCTTAACGGAAATTGGCGGCATGAATTTCATATTTGACGCCGGTCGTCCTGATTGGTGGACCGATGATATGACAGAAGAAGCCACACGGCAGCTTTATCATGATCTAATGAGAAGATGGAACAACGAGCGTACGGTATTTAGTTTTGAAGGCGACCTTGACCTTAACAGTCTCACATCTATACCCGAAGGCGTGACACTCAAAGCAGGCGGCGACCTTTACCTTAACAATCTCACATCCATACCCGAAGGCGTGACACTTGAAGCAGGCAACATTTACCTCTTCGACAGTATCTTGGGACCGAGAGGGTAATCAACCTGTACCAAGAAAGGAAAGACTGATGGAAGTAGAAATTCTTGAATGTTTAAATGGAATCAAGTTGGCTGTTGCTACAATTATGGTTATTAACGGTATCAACCTTATGATAAACATAGCAAAATTCATAAATAAATAGTCCTTGACATGACGTGAACACGGTGGTAATCGCTGTAATCAAAATATATTGTGGGTAGGTAATAGTATTGAAGATCTTAATAGCTTGTGAGTTTAGCGGAATAGTCAGGGATGCTTTTACTAAGGTAGGTCATCATGCGGTATCGTGTGACTTATTGCCAACAGAGCGTCCGGGCGAGCATTATCAAGGTGATGTGATGGATATAATAGATGATGGGTGGGATATGATGATAGCGCATCCGCCATGCACATATCTTGCTAATAGTGGGCTGCACTATCTTAAAACAAAACCGAACAGAATTGCTAAATTAAAAGATGCTTTTACTTTCTGGTTAGCGTTATGGGATTCTCCAATACAACTTAAGGCTTTTGAAAATCCGACAGGATGGTTAAACACGCATTGGCAAATACCAAATCAGATTATTCAGCCTTATTATTTTGGTCATAATGAGATTAAGACTACATGTTTATGGCTACAAGGGCTTCCATTGCTACAACCAACACAATTACTACCAAAACCAGTGCCTATAAAATCAATTCTGCGGAAAAGCGGAAAACACGCGGGCAAAATGTATAATTACTATTGGAGGCAAGGAAAGTCCGCGCACGATCGTTCCCGTACCTTTCAAGGCATAGCAGATGCAATGGCTATTCAATGGGGAACAGATTATAAACCCCAACAATGCAGCCTTAATTTTTAAAGGAGTCTCCCATGAATAAAACCGAAGGGCATCCACAGTCAAAGAAACATCCGTGGAACACCAAGGTAAAAGTTAATTTCGGCAAGAAAATCCCTTTTTTCAATGAAGAATTTATAGGTAACGCTGAACGTCCACAGGCTGACGACCGCACAGGCTTTGAACAAATATTCGATGACGTGTTTGGAGATTAAATACTTGACAAAATTTCTATAATATGGTATATTTCAAGCAACCGAAAGTATAGAGGTATTTTTATGACATTAATAAGGCAGCATTTCCTACTAAGAACAGATAACTTCTGTACTTTCGGTCGTGGGGAGTGCTGCCTTTTTTGTTGTGGGAGTTGGTTGTAGTATATGAAACGTGGATATATAAAATTATATAGAAAGATGCAAGATAATTTCCTATGGAAAGAGAATAGGGTGTTTTCAAAAGCTGAGGCATGGATAGATTTAATAATGGAGGCTCAATACAAAAAAACACCTAAAGAAGTATTAATTGGAAATATAATATTTACTCAAAATTATGGCGAATCATTAAAGTCTTTAGGCACTTGGTCGAAGCGATGGAACTGGACAAAGAATAAAACATGGCGTTTTCTGCATATGCTTCAGGATTGCAACATGGTGTGTATCAAGAACGAAATAAAAACAGAACGGATAACCATAGTTAATTATGGGATTTACGCAGATGAGCAGAACGCAAATAGAACGGACTTAGAACGCATTCAGAACGGACTTAGAACGGACTTAGAATCTAACAAGAAAGATAAGAAAGAAAAGAACAATAAGAATGTAAAGAAAGAAGTACCTTCTCCCGACCCAATTAAAAAGAAACCTTTAATTGTGTCTCCTGAGGATTTGAGACTTGCAAACTTACTTTCTTCCCTGATGTACCAAAACAATCCACTAAGAAAACCCACAGCTGAAAAACAGATTGAATCATGGGCGAACGATTGTAGGCTCATGAGAGAAAGAGATAATAGATCATCAAATGATATTGAAGAGCATATTAAATTTTCACAATCACATCATTTCTGGAAAAGCAATATTCTTTCAATGGATAAGCTCCGCAAACAATATGACACTTTAACATTGCAAATGAAGAAACCACAAACTCAACTTGATAAAAATGTTGAGGCCATGAAAGAATTTTCCAGAGACAGGGGGGACATGGAATGAAAGAGCATCCGATACTATTCAAAGCTGAAATGGTGAGAGCTATACTTGACGGTAGCAAAACACAGACTCGCCGTGTTCCTGTTGGCCGATACCGTATCTGGCAGGTTGGGGATAGAATGTGGGTACGTGAGACTCATTATCGTTGGACAGGCTGCGGTGATGCACCTCCTGACTGGATACGTTCTCCCGATGGTGAAAGGTATCAATCGCGGGGTTATATTGGCATTGAAGAACATGATGATCTCCATAATATATCAGCAGCAGCCGTAAAAATACCGTCAATCCACATGCCTCGATGGGCTTCACGAATACTGCTTGAGATTACAGAGATAAGAGAAGAGAAGTTATCAGATATAAGCGAAGATGATATAAATCGAGAGGGTATTGCCTGCTCAGACTGTTGGACACAGGGCACACCATTCCCAAAAAATGACTTTCTTCGTCCATTACACTGTGGATGTTGGTCTCTATTTTGCAATCTTTGGGACTCAATCAACGCCGCTCGTGGCTACGGATGGGACACTGACCCTATTGTCAAAGTGATAAAATTTGAGGTGACATAATGACTTCTGAAACTTTCACCAAAGGACTGGCATTGTTTACATCAACTTTCCCAAACGTTGATATAACAAAAGAGCGTCAGGATGTTTGGTTTGCTCTCCTGAAAGATTTGCCTGATACCGAGTACCTGTACGCTATCACAAAAATCTGCAACGATAGAAGCGAGTGGTATCCTAACTCAAACTTCGTGGCTGTCGTCAGAGATCAGTTAAAAGGCAACATGGATACTCAAGCTCTCCTGGCGTGGGGCATGGCAAAGAAAGCTATGGCACAGCACGGGGCGATGGCATCAGTACAGTTCGAAGACCCTGTAATACACTCGGTTATAGAAATAATGGGTGGTTGGGTCCAGTTCTGCCGCGAACCTGTCACCACATGGATGGAGAAAGGATTTATCGAGAAATACAAACTTCTCTGTGGCAGTCCAGAGCATCCAAAATACCTACAGGGTGAGGCTGAAATCCACAACAGGATAAAATTTCCCAAGTTTGTCAAACCACCGGTATTGATAGGCAAGAAACAAACCAAACAGTTGACAGGGGGAGAATAAGATGGGTTACTTCGCTACCAGTAAAGATGTTAAAGAGTATAAAAATGAATATTGCAAGGATTGTTTATTATACAAAAATCCAAGAGTTTGCCCTGTTATGCACATTCACACCAGATACAATGGAAGCCAACAAAGAGATTCAACAGCAAAAGATATTCTCAAAATTTTCATCCCACGCAATCACGGTATCAACCAAGAGTGTAAAATGAGGCTGACAGCATCAGATTCACACGCTAACGACTTTTAAAACAGAAAAGGCAATATGAGTCGGCTGAAACTTTTAATGCGGGAGGATAGCAAATGAGCAAAGGGAAAGCACGGGAACATATGTTTAGTGTGACAAAAAAAGATTTACAAGTTCAAACATTTCGGTGTGGCGGTAAGGGTGGGCAACATCAAAATAAAACCTCTTCTGGTATAAGAATTATTCATAAGGCATCAGGTGCGAGGGGGGAGTCAAGAGAAGAGAGGCATCAGCATCAAAATAAGAAAATTGCTCTCAAGCGGCTTACAGAAACAGATAAGTTTAAACTGTGGGTGAAGATAAAAATGGGTGAAATATTAACTGGTGAAACATTAGGTGAAAAGGTTGAGAGAGCAATGGCGCCGGAAAACTTAAAAATAGAATATTTAGGTGTAAAACCGGAGGAATTATGAGTACATCACCAACTCAACGTACCATGAGAACCTTACGCACAAACGGCAATATCTGCGCTGTGGTTGAGAAATTCAATCCGCATGTGGGGGACTTCGGTATCAGGCAAGACCTGTTTGGCATAATTGATATTCTTGTGCTTGATCCTGAACGTGGTGTTGTCGGTATTCAGGCATGTAGTCAGAGCAGCGCATCACATTTACGGACACTGAGGGAAATCAAGGCGCAGAATAGCATTGACTGGCTGTCAACACCTGGCACGAAATTAGAGTTGTGGTGCTGGCGTATGATAAAAGTTAAACGTGGTGGCAAGGCAAAACGCTGGATGCCGAAGATAACCGAGATAACACTAAAAGACTTTGGGGATGATAAATGAAAGAGATAAACAGAATAGCTAAGAGTGGCTATGAGCATATTGGAGCAATTATCTGTGATATGCTGGTGTGTGCCGATTGTCCCGTTACAAATGCTACACCTTCAGGACAATTAAAATATCCAGAGTGTGTCGATTCCTTAGACGCTTACATCAAAACCAATGGGCTAACGATTAACATTCAGCCGGAAAAGGAGTGATGAGAAGGATTATGAAGCCACCATCCAAAATAGGCGATAGAGTTAAGCATGAATTTCTTGGTCTCGGTACTGTTAAAGGTTACAACGCAATTCTGAAAATGACCTTTGTTTTGTTCGATGTTACGCCACCGGATCATTATAATGGCGGATGTAATCCCTGTTTTGCTTTGTCGAAAGATGTTGAGATAGTTTCAGAAAAGGAGCAATCATGAAACATATAAATCTTAAAGAAGGTGAAGTCGTCAAAGAAGGCTCGGTTTTGTTGAGAGTGTTGAAAGAGCAACCACCGGCAGGATATGAGTATGTAACCATAATACCACAAAACCATCCTTCTCAACATGCGAGTTTTGCAAAGGGAAAGCACATGGTATTTTGTAAGCTTCGGTATCCATCAGGTGAGTATCTGGTGAAGGAAACTTATTTGTTATGGGATGTGCCTTATTTTAACAGACTGATGTACAGAGCTGATTGTGAGAAAGGTGAGATTCCGTATGTTTTTGGGTACGAAAAATCTAAGTGGCGTTCCCCTGTCACAATGCCCTTATCTGCCGTTAGGGATAAGGTGACGGTTGATACAACGGTTGAACAGAAAGATAACCTATGGTATCAGGTTATCAAGGTGATTAAGAAGGAGGATGTGTGATAAATAAACTAAAATCACTGCTTAACTTTATTGATTACATCGAAGAACTTATTGACTTCTGGTTTGCTAACCGGAAAAAGAAGATCAAGATTGCGTGGAAAGAACTCCGCCCATATATCTTTGACAGGAACAGACCATCCCAGGTGGAGAAACACTATTACCAGCAGGACTGCTGGGCCATAAAAAAGATATTAGAGAATCCTGACGTGCCTATATTTATACACCATTACGATGTTGGGTCCCGGGTTGACGGATTTGTGGGACAGTTAAGCGCAATGGGTGTCGTGTATTATGTTGATATAAACCCACCGGCTGAACTGACTCCCAATCTCCGCTTTACTAAAGGCTCTATCACCAGCTTGCCGTTTCCTGATGGCAAGATATATTCCCTGTCCTCACTCCATGTCATTGAGCATATCGGGCTTGGGCGGTACGGTGATGCTATTGATCCTGATGGATGGAAGAAAGCTATTGCTGAATTGATACGTGTTCTTGCTCCCGGTGGCAACCTGTTTATATCTGTGCCGGTTGGCAGGGAGCGGACAGTGTTTAACGCACATAGGGTGTTTCATCCATACACCATACTTAACCAGTGTAAAGATTTAAGATTAATCAAGTTTGATTTAATAAATGATAGCGGGGTATTGTGGGAAGGAATGACTGAACATAATTATTATATCCCGCGAGCATGGTGGGAAATTAACTACGGTTGTGGGCTGTTCCATTTCCGTAAGGAGGAAAGATAACAATGAACAGGGTTAAGCAGTGCAAAATATGTAACGCAAAACTACAGGTCTTAATGATTTGTGTCTGCCCGAAGTGTGGCAAGAAAGGAAAGCCCTCATCCACTTTCGAGGGCGCAATCTCAAACTGGAACGAGGTGAATAAATGAAAATAGTCTTTGTGCGACCACAGGTTAAACAACGGTGGATGATAATACCGCCACTTGGATTGGGGTATCTTGCCGCAGCAGCTAAAACAGCAGGCCATGAAGTTAAGATATATGATGCGTGGCTTCTTGATAGTTCACCCCAGACCGCAGCTTACGATATTAGGCGTATTGATTCCGGCCTTATTGGGGTACAGGTGTTCTATGACACTGTTGATTGGACAAGGGCTTTTATTGCTCACCTGAAAAACTGGTATCATCCAGCAAAATGTCCACCCATCATGCTTGGCGGTCCTCAGATGACAGCGTTCCCGGAACTGGCAAAAGAACTCGGAGCCGATATTGGCATACAGGGCGAAGCTGAATATTTATGGCATGGTAAACAACCGTTCGATGTGAACAGCATTCCAATGCCGGATTGGGATTCGTTCGATTTACCCGCATACTGGCCGTATATGTATAACGTGTCTGTACCTGTCAGGGGGAAAAGACCTGTGAACATACAGCGTACTCGGGGCTGTCCCTTTAAATGCACGTTCTGTGCCGGACATATTACACATGGGTATCCGGTAAGATTCAGGGATGATGCGAATGTTATTCAGGAAATATTATATCTCATACGGCGCTGGAACATTGACGAGATTTGGTTTCAGGATGATAACGTGATAGTCAACTATGATAGGGGCATAGAACTGTTCGAGCGGCTCAAGTGGCTAAAACTACACATCAGGCTACCAAGTGGCATACGGATAGAAAACGTAAATCCCAACATGGTACACGCAATGAAACGTGCGGGGGTATATTATACCGGCGTGGGGATTGAGTCAGGGAATGAGAGGGTTTCAAAAAGAATAAAGAAACATCTTAATCTTAACAAGGCAAGAGATGCTATCGCGCTGCTCAGTCGAACCGGTATAAAAACAAACGGGTTCTTTATCTTCGGATTGCCAACAGAAACAGGGAAGGAAATGCAAGACACTTTGGACTATGCGTTATCAACAAAACTTCATCACGCACAGTTCGGAATATTCATCAAGTACCCGGGCAGTGAGGACTACAACGAGACACCGCTATTGCCGCCGGATGAACTCGTAAAGATACAGCGCCACGCTACCCTTAAATTTTATTGGCGGCCGCGGATTATATGGAACATGATAAAGATATTTAAGTTC